GTACACTACGTCAGTATATATTTGATAACTTAAATAGAAATCAAAAACAAATTTTCTTTGCAGGGTCTAATGCGGAGTTTAACGAAGTTGTTTGGTTCTATTGTTCTTTAGGTGCTACTGAAATTGATAGCTACGTTGTTTATAATTATAGTGAAAACATTTGGTACTTTGGTAAAATACAAAGAACTGCGTGGATTGATGCAGGCGTGGTTGATTTCCCTCTTGCTACAGACCAAGGCTATTTATACCAACACGAACTAGGTCACGATGATGGACAACCCTTGAATGCGCCGCCGTTACCTATTGAATCCTATATACAATCTGCAGACATTGACATTGAAGACGGCGATAAATACATGCTCATACGTCGTGTGATTCCAGATGTGAATTTTACAAGTTCCGATTTAACAAATAGTGTAACAAGTGCGCCACTCACACCAGAAGTAACTTTAACGGTAGGGGTACGTAATTTCCCAGGTGCTACATCGTCAACTACTAATGCAGAAGGTGAATCAACGGCCGAGACTGTGACTGTGACAGGTACTACAACCGCTACGATTAATCAATATACAAACCAAGTATTTGTAAGAGCACGTGGTAGGCAGATGAACTTTAAAATTAGTTCTAATGGAGTAGGGGTTCAATGGCAACTAGGTATGCCTCGTGTTGATGCAAGGCCTGATGGACTAAGAAACTAAGATGAGCTTAAAGCTATTTTCATCACCCTCACTACCGTTAGCACCAAGTACTTATGATCCTGAATACTTTAACCAAGTTATACGGGCGCTTAATACTTATTTTCGCCAGCTAGACTCTACAACACCTATAGTCATTGATAGTTTAACTTTATTAGCACTGCCCACCAGTGCAATAGGTCAAAGAGTAGGCACGGTATATAACGATAACGGCGTTTTAAAGATTGTTTTAGCAGGCAACGTTAATGGAGTAGTAGGCTCAGTTAACTTAGTGGGTGTAGCACCGAGAGTACTTAATGGCAACGTGGTACCGACTTCAACAGTAACAATAACAGGCATAGCGCCTACAATTACAGTAGCATAAGGCGTTAGAAACATGATATTATTAGCATATATTTAAGGACTCAATTATGGCATACCAAACATCTCAGGGATTAGCATCATTAGGCCGTAACGGCGATTCAATGCTCGTTCACATGAACCCCACGGAAGTAGCAGGATTACAAAGTCTAGCTATGTCTCAAGGTGGTTCTTTAACTATAAACCCACACACAGGTCTTCCTGAAGCGTTTAGTTTAAGTGGAGTATTTAGTTCACTACTTCCTATGTTTGCTGGGGCTATGTTCCCAGGCGCTGGTTTTGCTATGCAGCCTTTATTAGCCGGTGCTTTAACAGGAGGCGTTCTTGCTAAAGTTCAAGGTAAAGATCCATTAATGGGTGGTCTTATGGGCGGATTAGGTGGTGTAGGCGGATCTAATTTATCGTTTGGGTTGGGTAATATGTCAACTGGGGCAGCAGGAGCAGCAGCTCAAGGCGGCGGTGGATATGTGCCTTCTTTATTGCAAAGCGGTAAACAAGCCGTTACTCAAGGCGCAGGAATAGATAATCTTATTAATCAAGGCTACAATATAAACACAGGATTAGCCAATAAAACAGTTATGAATCCTGCGTTACAATCTGCAATGAATACTGTTCAACAAACAGGGGGCGCATTACCTAATACAGGTTCTTTTTTAGATAAAGAACTCACAGCACTATCTAATGCAGGTAGAGGAGCTGGTGATCTTATTACTGGCAAACCAGGTGCATTTGATGCTTTTAAAAATGCATACGCTGTAGATGGAGCCCAACCTTTAACTAATTTTCAAGCGGCTACTAAAATTGGTCTGCCCGTAGGTGGTGCATTATTAGGCGGTTTAGAACCTTCTGATATTTATGGCGAACCTATTAATATGGATGAGGCAAAAAAGAAACAAGCTTATAATCCAAATGCAACATTGAATTTATCTGGTGATACAGGTCTTCGTTTATATGCTACAGGCGGTACTATTCAATCAGGTGGCATAAGAGACTTATATGGCACACCAGATAATCAACCTACGATATCTCCAGGACTTTCAGGTTTTGGTTTAGGACGTCTTAATAATCTTGCTGGCGAACAAGCTATGACTCAAGCACAGACACTAGGTTATGCTGATGGTGGTGATGTGGGAATGAACTTAGATAAACAAAGAGCTTTAAACTTAGATTTAGTCCCTTCACTTAATGTAGAAACAGGAAGACAAAATTATACTACCCCAGAAAGCTTTTTCTATGATTTTTACACTGGAAATAGTCCACTGTTTGATCTTGCAGGGCCTCCTGGTCAAGGATTTGGTTATGTTATGAAAGCCAAATTAAACGATGGATCTACAATCGGTCAAAATCTGTATGATAATATGATGAAGTCTCGTACTAAAATGGCTGAAGGTGGTCCAGTAAGTTTTGCTGATGGTGGTGACTCTGATAAAGAAGATGCAATGGGACTACCAAGTTTAACCCCGGATATGTCGATGGATCCAAATGCAGGAGCTGGTAATTTAGCAATGATACAAAGTGCTATGCAGCCAACACAAGGTATGCAAGGAAATGCGCCAATGACACAAGGTCAAATGCCAGATCAAAGTAATGATAGCCTGATTGCTAAAGTCACTGCTAATTTAAGAGCTGATCCTAACTACCAACCTACTAATCCTATCGAGGCATCTATTGTTAAACAAATTAGAGGCACTGACCCAATGCAACAAGGTCAACCAAGTCTACAAGGTTTAGGATCATTAGCACCTAGTCAACCTATAACACCAAGTTTTAATCCTTCCGTAGCTATGGGTCCAACTTATTTTGCTGGCATGAATGCACCTCAAGGTTATGCAGAAGGTGGAGAAACAAGTTTAAACTTAGATAAACTTCCTACACTTAATGTTGAAACCGGTAAACAATCTTATAATACTTTTCAAAGTGCATTAGAAAATTCTAATGATCCTAAAGCAAGAGCATTAAATAGATTATTTAGTGTTAGGCCACCCGGCGAACAAACTCTGTATGAGCGTTTTGCAGTTGCAAAAAATGGAAGATTCAATAAAGGCGGTTATTTAGACGGTCAAGGTGATGGTATGTCTGACTCAATCCCTGCTACAATAGAAGGTAAACAACCCGCTCGTTTAGCTGATGGTGAATTTGTGGTGCCAGCAGATGTTGTTTCTCATCTAGGTAATGGATCTTCTAAAGCAGGATCAAAAAGATTATATGCAATGTTAGATAAAGTAAGACATGCGCGTACAGGAAATAAAAAACAAGGTAAACAAATTAAACCTGAAAAATACATGCCTGCATGAACACCGTACAAATCGTAGCGCCCAATAACATATATAATGTTTGGGAAGATGTAAAAGAATATTTAAATGCTTCAATTAATGTAAGTGAAGGCGACTTTACTCTAGACCAATTAAAATTATTATTGGGTAGAAATGAACAAACGTTGTTAGTATCTGTTGATGAAAAAGGCGTACTTAACGGAGCTATGACCGTAGAGTTTATAAATCGTCCTAATGATAGAGTGATGTTTATAACAGCGTTAGGTGGTCATGGCATTGTAAATAACGAAACATTTGGCCAAGTAGAAACATGGGCTAAATTGCAAGGTGCAACAAAAGCAAGCGCGTGGGCTCAAGAGGCGCAGGCTAGGCTATATAAAATCAAATCAAATTTTAATACTGTAAGATACGTTGTGGAGAAAGATTTATGAAATTATTTAACTTGTTTAACTGGGTAACTAACCTAGTAGAAGCATTTACCTTTTACGGTGGTAGCTCAGGTGGTGGCGGTGGTGGCCCACAAACTTCTACATCGTATTCTACAAACTTACCTGAATACGCACAGCCATACTACCAAGAGTTAATGAAGCAAACAGGTAAAAATGTTTATGCTACTGATGCAGCAGGTAATGTTACGGGTGTTAAACCAATGCCTACTTATGGGGGTGATAGAATTGCAGGATTTACTCCAGGACAAGAAGCTATACAAAGAGAAGTAAGCGGCTTAACATTGCCAGGTGGTTTTGGTACAGCTGCTACAGGATTAGGTGCTGGCCAAACTTTAGGTTTTGGTGCGGGTGCTACAGGTTTAAGTCAAGCGTTTGGTTATAACCCTATGGCTATTTCGGGCGGAACATTTGATGCTCCTGCAGCTTCATATTATATGTCTCCGTATCAAACAGGCGTTACAGACATTGCAGTTCGTGAAGCTGAAAAACAAAGAGACTTAGCTAAATCAGCAGGCGCATTAGGATCTATTGGTCGCGGTACATTTGGCGGAGCCCGTCAAGCTTTATTACAAGCTGAACAAGAAAGAGGCGCTAACTTAAATATTGGTGATATTAGAGCTAAAGGACAAGAATCTGCCTTTCAAAGTGCTCAACAACAATTTGAACGTGATCAAGCACGTCGTATGCAAGCAGCACAACTCGGTCAACAAGCTCAACAATATCAAGCAGGTCTTGGTAAAGATATTGGACTTGCAGGTCTTACTACAGGTATTGATGCATCAGGTAAACAAGCCGCTGTTGCTGCAGCTACACAGACTGCTAACCTTGAAAGACTTAAAGCACAAGCTGCTACTGAAGGTGAAAAACAAGCACTTCAACAACAAATTAATGATCTTAAATATCAAACATTCCAAGAACAACAGAACTATCAAAAACAACAACTTGAATACCTCAGTAATATTCTTCGTGGTAATGCCGCAGCATTGGGTTCAACTCAAGTTCAATATACGCCACAACCTTCAACCATATCTCAAATTGGTGGTTTAGGTTTAGCAGGACTTGGTTTAGCGAACGTATTAGGTAAAGGATAATTATGAACATTATTAAATTACAAAATGAATTAAAAAGTGTACCAGATGATGCACTAATTGGTTATGTTCAAAATCCTACAGGTAATGTTCCTAGCTATTTAGCATTATCAGAATTACAACGCCGTAAAGATATGCGTGCTAAATATCAAGCACAACAAGCACCTCAATCAAGCGTAGCAGAAGACCTAGGACAACAAGCTCAACCGCAACCACAAGGTATTGCAGCAATGTCACCACAACAAGCTCCAGTAGCAGAACAAGGTGTTGCAGGTCTTCCTATACCTGATCAGATGTTTAGTGGTCAAGGCATGGCAACTGGCGGTATCGTAGCGTTTGATGAAGGTGGCGATGTTCCTAGTTATGCAGGACCTTATGGTAGCTACGTTAACCCTAGTTTGTATGGCGGCGAAGTAAAAGAATATATAAATCCTTATAAATCTCCAAAACTATTTGGTGAAGATCTTTATGGCGAGGGATTACTTGGTCCTAACCCAGATCAAGACATTATCAGAGCTTTTGAAAATCAACGTTCGATGAACCCATTTATTAGTGGCATGCCTAGAACTGACTTAGCTGATGAATACGCTAGACTAAGATTAAAAGCGTCTAAAAATCAAGCTACACAACAAGACTATGACCGCATGAATACAATTAATGAATCGATGAGACCGGCGGAAAATTATCCAACTGGTGGAGGACCAGATTCCCCTACTTCCGTAGCAGCATTAAAACAATCAGCGGATAAAGCAGCTATGGATAAACAAAGAGATTTAGCTAAAGAAAAAGAAAAAGCTATTAGAGATATCTATGCTCCTAAAGGCGGTACAAGAGAAAGCGTTAAGAGCCTATCTGATTATGCTAAAGAATTTAGAGATGTTGTAGGCGAAGATCCGATGCAAGCTAAGTTAGCAGCAAGAATGGAAAAGATGGACGCTCGTTCTCAACGCATGGAAGACAGAGCGCCAGGTATGGCTATGCTAGAAGCAGGATTAAATATAGCTTCAGGTACATCACCTTTTGCTTTAGTTAATATTGGTAAAGGAGCCTTAGCTGGTGTTAAATCTTATGGCGACGCTCAAGATAAAATGGCTGCATTAGAAGAAAAACGATTTACATTAGTAAATGACATGGCTAAAGCACAACGTGCCGAACAACTTGCGATTGCTTCTAAAGGTGTTGACAGTCGTGATGCTCAACTTGCTCGTGACTCACAAGAAAAAATTGCTGATAAGAAGATGGCTAACGATATGCAAATGCGTCTGCTTGATAATATTTATGATTTACGCGGCAAAGAAATTACTGCGGCTCAAAAAGACTTACCTAATGCGGTAGAAAGAGCTACTAAAATTGACCCGCTTGTAACAGAGGATAAAGAGTATAAAGAAGGTTTAAAAGCGTTAGAAGGTACATATGGCGACAAAGGTGTTATACCTGGCTCTCCTAATTATGATAAATATCAAGCTGATGTTGATAAACTTTATCGCAAAGTGTATGCTAAAAAAGTTAGAAACCCACTTACAGCTAGTTCATTTGCTTCTGGAATAACAGGTTATACTCCGGGTCAAGGATTTTACTAACCAAAATGCCTCGTATAAATGTAACTGGTATAGGGCCCATCGATTTTCCTGATGGTATGACCCAAGACCAAATTGCAAATGCAATTGAAACCGAACTTCCCGCATATTTAGAAACAAAAAGAAAACGAGCAGAAGAACCTGTACTACCTGATTTATCTATGGGTGAAGCTTTTAAACGCTCTGTCGTTCGTGGTGGTAAGCAAGTAAGTTCAGCGTTTGGTGATATTATCCCCGCCATTGGTGCAACGGCATTAGGTTTTGATGACTATGCTAAACGCCAAATGGAAGAAGCGGCGGGCACTCAAGAAGAGATTGCGCGTAAGTATGCGCCCGGTGTTCCTTCGTATAAAGACGTTCAAGGATTAGGTAGTGCTCTACAATACGGCGTAGAAACTATTGGCGAACAAATTCCTAATTTAGCAACAGCGTTAATACCAGGTGGCGTAGGTGCTATGGTTGGCCGCCGTGCGGCAATGGGTGCTGCTGAAGCTGCGGGTCTAGGTACAAAAGAAGCTGCTGAATTAGTAGCAAGCCGTCAAGCACTCGGTCAAAACTTAGGTGTCTATCTAGGTTCATACTCTCAAAACGCTCCTGAAGTATTTCAAAACATATACGACACCTCTGGTCAATTAGAACCTGCTGCTGCATTGTTATTTAGTTCTATTAGTGCTGGACTAGATTCTGCGTTCCCTGCAGCGATCATGAATAAATTAACTAAGCCTGCTAAGATTGGCTTGGTAGAAAAAGTATTAGAGAAGTCTGGCATGGAGCCAAGTTTACTTCGTAAGATTACAGCTGCCGTACCTGAGTCTATTGCATTAGAAGGTTTAACTGAAGGTGCACAAGAAGCGATTAGTTTAAAAGCAGAAAACTTTATTAACAAGAATGCTGGGTTATTTAACTCAGAGGGCTGGAATCGCATACTAGAATCTAGTATACGTGGTGCGATAGCTGGGGGCGCATTCGGTGCTGTTACAGCTATACCTGAAAGACTAAGTGAAAGAGCCCAAGCGCAAGCACAACCTATTCCAATACCTGAACCTACACCTGAATCTGATATAGTAGGAATAAAAAGAGAACCTGCTGTGCAGGAGATGAGGACACAAGATGGACTTCCAATCACCAGAGCTGGAGAAGTTGACACCGCAAGAGTTGGAGAAACTCTTCAAGTACCTGGACGACCCAATGAGCCAGGACTTCCCACAGGAACTACAGAAGATCTCGGAGTTAGAGCTCCTGGGGTTACAACTGATGTTGAACCAACTAATGGACGAGAAGCGCAACAGCCCACTGCATTAGAAGAAAATGTAGGGTATCATGCAGGGGATTTAGGGTATGGATTTGACACTACATTAGGTAGGATGTCCTCAGGTAGAAGTACAGGTCATTTTGGCACAGGAGTTTATTTTGTAGGGAGCCCTGAAGTATTGGGAACCTCATTAAAAGCTGAAAGGCCTGTTGAGAAAATAGATTTCTCTAAATATAATTTGGCTAAACCTGAAACAAGAAAAGATGCATTTAAATTACACGACGGTTTAAAAGATATAAATGATGCTGTTACTAAATTAGCCCAAGGTAAAACTGAATGGGAAGGATATTTTGGGGCTAAAGAAAATATAAATAGTTTATATGACAAAGCTGCTTCAAGACTTAGTGAGAGTCTTGGCTTAGGTCAATACGGAAAAATTAAAAGTCTTATTGAAGAAGAAGTTAAAAAGACTGCGCCTAATGTAGAAAAAGTAATACATACAAATGAGTATGTTCCTACCGCCGCTACTGAAGTAATGAAAAAGCTTGGTTATGAAGGGGTTGATGTCAGAGGAATTCCAGACTTAGATAATACTGCATATGGGTCTGTCATTTATGCGCCTAAAGTAGAGCCCTCAATTACCCAAGAATCTCGTCAAGCCGTACCTACAACACAAGAAACTGCGCAGACTATTACTGATACTTTAAAAAAAGAATTTGGTAATAACATATTAACCGCACAGAAGCGCGGTCTTCTAAACATCGTAGACTCAGTAGACCAATTACCTGCCGAGATACAATCTAGTATCCAACCCAACGCAGTAGGTGCTTACTCAAAAGGCAAGTCTTACATCATTGCTAATCGAATGACTTCGGCAAATGCTAGACGTACCTTGTTACACGAAGTTGGAGAACATCATGGGCTCGAAGGCATGCTTGGTAAATCCATGTATAAACAAACCTTACGCCAAGTTAACCAATTAAACAAAATGGACCCGGTTGTCACTGCCGCACATGACCACGTGACTAATTTGTATCCTGAATTAAAACCTGGTTCTGAATCTTATTTAAGAGAAGTGCTTGCACGGATTGGTGAAACTTCGCCAGAGAACACTATTTTTCGTCGTGTAGTGGGTGCTGTAAAAAATTTCCTAATTAAAATGGGTTTATACAACCCTAACAAATTTACTACTGCAGACCTACAAGATATGATTCTGCATTCATTGCGTACCTCGTTAAGAGGTGCTGCGCCAGCAGCGGAGGCAGCAGGTGTGCCTGCAGTTCAAATGGCTAAAGTAGGTCCTACTACTACCGTTGATCCACAAAATTCTAGTGGCATTATGGACTCTGTAGGTAATACAATTAAAAGCACGCCTATATATAACTCAAGATTAGCACAAGATGTAAGAAATGTTTATTCTACAATCCCAGATAGACTTAGAGCTATTGGTCTTTCATTCTTATCATTACCTCAACAAGCAGATTTATTTGGCAAAGAACTCCCTGCTCTTAATGACCTATTAGATATTATTAATAAACGTGCTGGAGCATTACAACAATACAGACAAGAAGTTGACGCTAGAGTATTTAAAGGGTTTGAGTTACTTAAAAAATATCCTAAACCAGTGGTAGATAAATTTAATGATGTTGCACATAAATTAACAGCGCTTCGTATTAATCCTAAAAAAGGTAAAAACGAACAAGATAATTGGGATGATCAATTAATGGCTGCGTGGAATAATACTCCTAAAGAATTACAAAATTTAGCTTATGAATACTCCGATGCTTTTGGCGAAGCTAGAGAGACTATGATTAAACAAGTAGAACTCTTTGCGGGTAAATCTATTGCAGATCAATTAAGAACAAGGTTTGAACAAGAAAAGATTTCATTCTACTTGCCATTAAGACGTAAAGGTAATTATAGATTAGCTTACTTTGATAAAGATGGCGAGCGCGTTGTAATTCATAAAGAATCTCCGGCTGAATTAGCTATCGCAGTTAAAGAAGCCCAAAAAGCTAATGGTCAAGATATATCAACTAGCCTACTTACAAGAGAATTAAACTATAAAGACACGCCTCCATTAGGTTTTGTAAAAGGCATTATTGATTTGTTAGATCAAAATATAGATGCAGATATTAATGATCCTGATTCTATTGCCGCCAAAGAAAGCTTAATTAATGAAGTCTATAAGACTTACCTAGACACATTCCCTGATGAATCCTTACGCCAACAAATGCGTACTCGTCAAGGTATTGAAGGTTATATTAAAGATGTTGTAGGTGGATATGCGGATGTAGGTTCTAAATTAGCCCATCAAGTTTCTAATCTTGAGTATAAACCATTACTTGATAAAGCTATGGCAGAAGTTAAAAAGAATGAAGCTGATTTTAGGTTAACCAATCCAGACTTAAAAGATAATGTGCCTGTTACTCAAGTCGTTCAAAACTTAATTGACCAAAGAAAATTCCTTGACAACCCTGTAGCTGACAGTATCTCTTCAAGAGCTAGCTGGTTTAGTTATATGTGGCATATTGCAGGCAACGTATCTTCTGCTGTAGTCAACTTAACTCAAGTTCCTATGGTAGTGCTTCCTATGCTCGGTGGTAAATATGGCTGGACTAAAGCAAGTGCTATGTTAAAAGAAGCATACTCACAATATACTAAAGGCGGCTTAGACGTCAATCGTAAGTTCTTACCTGATTTTACTTTCGGTGCTAATTTAAAACCCGGAGATAAATATTATAACTTGTATCACAATGCCGTCAGTCGTTCTACTATTCGTCGCAGTGTAGGCTATGAACTTACAGAAATGAGACGTAGAACTACTGAAGAATTTACAGGTACTAGAGCTAAGGTTGAAACTGGCTTAGGTTGGATATTCCAGAATTCTGAAAGAATGAATAGAGAAGTAACATTAATTGCTGCATTTAATTTAGCTAGGGAAAATGGTTTATCTGAACAAGCTGCGATTGATGAAGCTATCGATATGACAACTCGTACACATTCACATGCATTATCAGAAGCTGGCCCTCGTATGTTCCAGAACGGTCTTGGTAAGGTTGCATTTACGTTTAAGTCTTTTGCTCAAGCACAGATTTATAACATGGCTCGCTTATTCTATCTAGCATTTAAAGGCGAAAAACCTGAGATACGTAGACTTGCACAGAAACAATTAACTGGTATTTTAGGTATGACTTATGCATTCTCTGGACTTCAAGGCTTACCAACTTATGGCGCGGCTAACATGTTTGCATCGGCAGTTTCAGCTATGTTTGGTGATGATGATGAGCCGTTTGACTTTGACGAAGCAGTTCGATCAGCAGTGGGGGACATCGGCTACAAAGGCCCAATCAATGCGTTAACAAATATTGATATAGCATCGAGAACAGGTTTCAATGGTATGGTATGGCACGATGATCCAAGACGTTTAGCAGAGGTTGGATTTGCTCCGTACTTCATAGAACACTTCTTTGGCCCATCCTATCAAGCTTTGTTTGTGAACCCAGGCCGAGCAATTACGCTTATGAAAGAAGGGCAAGTATATAGAGGTCTTGAAACTGTTACGCCGTCCTTCGTACGTAATCCTCTGAAAGCTTTCCGTTTTGCAACTGAAGGAGCTACAACAACTAACGGAGCGCCTATTGTTGATGACGTAAGTGCATACAGCGCATTCATGCAAATCTTTGGATTTACTAATGCCGAATTGTCAGAAGCTTACGCGAGAGCCGGATCTATGAAAAAAGCAGAACAAAAAATTGCTTCGAGACGTACTTCGTTGCTAGACCTACATTTCTTAGCTAAGTCTAATGGTGATGATGATATGTTAGCGGAAATTAAAGACAAGATTGCAGGATACAATGAGTCATACCCAAGTAACAAAATTTCTCCCGATACTTTATCTAGATCTTATCGCGGTCATATGGAAAGAATTAAAAACTCTGTTGATGGCGTTTATCTTAATAAGAAACTTAAGAATCAAATCATCGAAGAATACGGCGACTAGTTACTTAATTCGCCAAGCCCTAACTCCTAGACATCCATCTTTTTCAGTTACAAAAGCTTTAGCTACACATCCTGCACGCTTAGCACCGGTCTCTATTGCATAAATAATAGGCGAGGGCTTTAAGGTGGGGACAAAGAAACTATCCCCAACACTCATTGCTTCAAACGGAAATACCCATTCAGGTTCTTTAGTGAGACTCACTATCTAACCCCTTTAACATTGCTTCAGGAAGTGAAGCCAAGTTAACCTTGTAAACACTTGTAGCTGCTTTACCAAAATCTTTCCATCCTGCATTCATACGTTTTTTAACATCTCTTCCCGCATCTACTTGAATACCTGATTCTTTCATCTGGAATAAAAGCTCTTTGCGGCTTATAGTCATCTCACCTAGATACTTATCAAATTCAGTCTTAGAGATCCACATTGTATTTTCATCATTCTCTACTCGGATAACAAGGGCAGTACGTGGTTCCATCGTAATCTTATTATCTTTGAATGCTAAGATGCCAGTTTGATTCTTATTAATATAATCTGAAAGCACTGACTCATAATCTATACTATTGACTTTAACTACATTGTCTTTAATAGTAATCATTTCAGTTACAATCTTTTTATAAATTCTATTTAAATCAAAGTCAGTAATACCTGATGCGTTAGTAATCTCGCCTGATGTCATAGCAGCTGCAACTAAGTTTTGATAAAAGCGATATGCGGTATCTTCACCAAAATCTTTAGAGAATTTAGCACACCACTTATCAATCATTTTACTTATCTCTAGTTCGCCTATCTTATAAACTGCTTTAATAAACTCTGGTCCTGCCCAACCGTGGTTAAATCTAAACGAGTCAAATATCTCACGACCTAGTGTTGCATCGTCTCTAAATATGTCCGGTTTTCTCACTGATAACTCAATAAGCCTTGCTACCTCACCATTAGGATCTTTCTTCAACGTAGTTAACTTGTCATATAAAGAATGATTTGATGTAAAGATTGCAATCAATGAAGCTGACATCTCGTGTTCACGTTCTGCATTCACAGAGGCTTGCATTCTGATCTTTGATTTACCTTGTGATATCTTGTGTATCAGTTGAGACAGTGTCTTAGGTAATATATTACCCACCTCGTCGAGGCCAAAGGGAATATTATGTAGGCCTAAGTATCGACCTGTCATACCATTCTCTGTTGCGTCTAACACAGATAAATCCTTCGGGTTACCCCATACACTTAGTGCTGAATATAAAGCACCTGTCTTAGCTGCCCCTGATTCACCTGTTAAACATATGGTGACCCCTGATGTAGATGTGTACTCCATTAACGCGGAGCCAAACCCTGCTAACATTGTGAATGCATGTAGTTCTAAACTTGGTTTATTAAGTTTATTAGCAGCGAGTTTCCATTCTTCGTACTTACCCATAGGGGCTAAGTGTTTAGCGATACCCCTACATAGTGGTGACGTTGGAGACGATACATCTTTAAAGTCTCGTGTATATTCAATTGCTCCAATGACAAACGATTCTCTGTTTGGTGTCCACCCCATTTGCATCCGCATAACATCTGCAGCGGATTTGTTCATTAAGTACTGACCCCATTTAATTATGTAATTCATAAGATATCCTACCTCCTTGTTTCCGGGATTAAATAAAACGCCATTACTTGCAATAGCTTCTTTAAACTTTTCAATAGCATATACATGCTTAATAGGTAATAAGAATTCTCTTTCAGGATCGTTCGGTAGCATGGCCTTCATGAGCAGGCATTCTCCATCTGCAACACTAAAGATTCGTTTCGTAGGGTAGATATCATAGAGTGAAACTATGATAGGATCTTTTGGGATCGGTACTCCGTTCTCATCGTATTCATGCGGTGGTAAATAATAGATACCCCCGTTTTTACCGTAGACAAAAGGTTGTAATTCTTGTGGTAACCCATTGAGCTTAGTTGTAACTTTTGTAGTTTGGTTAATTGTTTCTGTTTTAGTTTCTAGTACCGTTTCGGTCACAGGTTGTGCTACTTGTAGTTCTTTACCTATAGCTAACGGATTTGTTATCTTGCCTCTAAACGGACAACCTTCGCAACCGCCCGGATTAACGTTGTTAAAGGTTTCGCAAGAGTGTGGTTTATCTTGTGTAGCTTGGGCCTTTCTATTAGTGGCTTCCTTGTCATAACCTGGATGTTCCTCAGACATCATGTGGATCGCAGTGTCACGATCAGAACAATGTTGTGCTATGGATAACCCAGAATACCAAATAGGTTCCGTCAAGGTCTTTGCATTCTCTAAGATAAACTTAATCTGATTACATCCCTTACCTTCTAAAGACTTAACAGCGATATCAGAAAACTTAGTTTGGAAATTATCCAACTTCATCATCTTACGTTGATCTTCGCTAAGTCCTGTCTTGGGTAACGCTGCAATTAAATCGTCATGCGTTTGTGCTACTGCACCTAAAAAAGTCTTGAACTCTTCAAATGAATATACTGGGATATCAGTACCAAGTACTTTAGTAGGAAGTGGTGGATCTGTTTTTTGATTAAACGTGTCTGGGCAACGTAGAATTCTAGCTAAATCTGCTGTCACTACAGGATCTATGTTCAGACCGTGTGTCAAGCAAAAGTTTTTAAACTTCTCAGCGTAGGGTTTCCATTCCGCTGCAGGTACATCTTGATCAAAAATCCAATATGCGTGAACTCCACCCCCTGAATCTATTCTCACTGGAGGTGGCAAGTCGTTATCTAATATAAATTTATCGATAGCATCAAGGGCGTCTTCTTTAGACTCATATCCTTTGCCTTCGCCAACATCTAAATCTACAAAGAAAGATTTAACTGCTTTAGCTTCCTCTGCCTTACGACTATAACCATTGAATGAACTAAGTGCTACAAAGATATTAGTCTTCGAGTCCTTCTTAGATTCAACAAATGATTCTAACTCATCTATGTTTTCTACGAATTTGTGCTTAGTGATCTTAGCTATCGGATCGATAGTAGCCACACAATATACGCCTGTAGATGGCAATGCTTTCTTATAAAATTCTTTAATCATATGCAGTGACCTTCTCTTTTTTTAGTCAACAGTAAGCCTCCGCAATAAATTGCGTTTTTTCAAATATCACGGAGGAATATCTATTCTACTACGTTTTATATCTTATCGATAACTTTAGATTGAATAAAGTATTTAGCATCGGTAGACGTTGTAGCAGGTAATATACCCTTGTCAATACCTTTATTAATTAACTCTATAAATTTAGTTATCTTCTCGTAATTCTTTTCTCTAACATATTGACCTCTGAACCAACTATGTATAGACATTCTTGATACATTGAAGGCCTCGGCCACGTAGGTGGTAGGCAGATTTGCTTTTACACAAATTCTACCTAGTTGTACACCTATCCTCGTCGGGTCAGCTTTTTGAAGGCTGATTAAAAATTGTTCACTATAAGGTCTCGCCATGATAACTCCTTATGATTTAGCAGCCCACTTATTGATGATGCTACTCACATCAGCTTTAGGTGCCTGCGGTTGTTGAACAGTTGATTCTCTTAACACTGGTTCTATTACATCTGCAACTGGTGCAGTTGGCTGAGCAGTGGTTGTTGTCGGCGCTACATTAGGGACAACTGGTTCCGCTAACATATCTTCTTCTTCCTTCTCTTGATAGATAGAAAGTTTGACATAGTTCTGCGCTTCTTCTGAATTAGCTAATTCGGTTAGTACTGGAATTAACTCCATAGGCACAGGCGCACTTGGTGAGAATAATAACTTCTGATACGTAGCAGCTGGGTCAAAATACATCTTGGTTACCGCAGCGTTATTATTAATACCACTTGCAGCTAGGTATCTAATATATGTTTGGAACGGACGACCACCATTAACCTCATCACCAAAACATGACTTAGGTGAAAGAATTAATTGAATTAATTCAGTAGGTTTATTAGGTGTAACTACCGCAGTTCTCCATGTAAGCTTACATTGTTGTGCAGCACCTTTAATACTATGTGGACATTGATTACATGCCGCAGCTTGTTTATTCCTAACTTCGGGATCGGGCGTTCTAGCATCGCTTGCCCAACAGATAATCTTAGCTTTTTTGCCTGGAACATACGTACTATCATATAAAGTTCTACATGGTGTATGCGCCATCTTTACAAAGACAATATCCATTTCACCATTTACTGGTGATGATGCTACTTCGTTACCATTCACAAGCATCGTGAACTTACGACCTTCCGTTGAAATCTTTCTATTATTAGCGCGCCCTGCAACAGCCAATGTATCTTGGTTAAGGCCATTAGGTGACGCTAATGAATTTTGTTGTAACTGACTAATTAAATCCGTACTCATATACTTCTCCTTATTTACTTGTTGGTTTTCTTATTACTACACTAAACGCTCTTACTGAACTAATACCAGGTGGTAGTCCTTCACCTTCATGGTTTGCCATGTGCTCAGCAAAATTGCCATCATGGATGCGTCGTTGTAATAACTCTAGCGCGCCATGTTCTAAAACATACTGCTTAAACTCATCCCAATTGTTACATGCAAATTGTTCTTTAACTGTCTTTGTAATAGTACCGTTATTAGTTCTAACACTTTCTACATTTAAAGCATTGCATTCGTCTATCATTACTTGTTCAAGTTGGGTTAACTCAGAACTAAATTCATTGTCCTTTGTTTTATATTGCCTGTACAAGTTTTCTCTAGCTGTTCTAATGGCAATATACGCTTTAACCATTTCGTCTAGCTTTGGACTTTCATGTACCGGTTGTTCTAATTCTTCGCTCATGCTCCTAACTCCTCTCGATATAAATCAACTAATTTTGTATGTAAATCTACCTTGCCTTGTAACATGGCATACATCTTCTTCTCTACTTCTGAACCTTGTAAATGTACTACTGTCATTTTATTTACTTGCCCTACGCGATCCATACGTGCAATACATTGTAGATACGTTTCAACGGACATCACCGGAGACCAAAATACAACTGTGTTAGCTGCGGTTAAAGTTACACCATGTGATGCAGATTGTGGTTGAATCACTAACACTCTTGGTTCTTCCATTGTTTGAAATTGGTTAATGATATTAGCACGTTGTGTGGCTGACACGTCACCTTGAATAATCTTATTAGTAATACCTTTATCTTCTAAATATCTTGCTACTAATTCAATTGTGTGCCTATATGGAACAAAGATAATAACTTTGTGTTCTGTCTCATCTATAACTTCCATTAAAGCTGTGAGACGTGGTTGAACATCAAACTCTAATACTTCTTTAGTATCTGTGTATACCGCACCACCTGATATTTGTAATAGTTTATTAAGTCCTGCTGCAGCGTTGACTGCGCTAATCTGTGCGCCAGCGGCTTCAATCATCATTTGTTCTTTAAGCATTTTGTAATACTTCTGGACTTGTGGTGTAAGCGGAACTTCACGCGTTGTATAAAGTACGTCAGGTAAATCTAGACACTCGTCTTTAGCAAATCGAATAGCCGGTTGTAATGCTTTAAATACATCGTTCTTAGAATTAGGTTTAGGAACCCATTTAAACCGAGTCACTTGATACATAACTTTGTCCCGCCATGCCATAGCAAACTTAGGTACGTTCTGAGGGCACACAAGTTTAGCTAGGCCGTATGCATCGACTGGTGATTGAGACGCAGGTGTACCTGTCATCATCCATAGTCTTGTTTCAGGTTTAAGTAATTTAGCTAGGGTTTTCCAGCGCGCAGTGGAAGGACTCTTATATGCATTGGCTTCATCAATCACAACTAAATCAAATCCGCCATTAATAATATCGTCTTTAACAATAGCTACACCATCATAATTAATAATTACAAACTCGTACGGACCTTGTATAACTTTAGTTCTTTTATGAGCAGGGCCATGTGCCACTGCTACAGATCTATGCATAGCCGTATTTAAAATATCAGCTTGCCATGCAGAATACATAATAGACAGAGGACATATCACAAGAACTCTTTTAATTATTTTTTGCGTCATTAGATAATCAGCTGCCCAAATGACTGAAGAAGTTTTACCTGTACCGGCTTCGTTAAAACAGAATGCTCTGTGATTGATACTTAAGAATTCAGAAGTTACACGTTGGTGATCAAAAGGTTTATATAAACCTGGGTAGTTATAATCTCGTTTAATTGGTGAGGGTAAATTGTTTCGGAAAGAAACAATCTGGTTGAGCCTAGTCATCTCTGGAACATCCCAAAATATAACCATCTCAGCTAAGTTACCATTGCGTTCTACAACTTCAGACTTAGCAATGTTGTCTGTAATGTGTGGAACGATGTGTTCCGGTACTGTAATTTTTAATGCGGTGTTTTGTATAATTTCCATTCTAGTATCATATCAGGTTCTAGAAGGATGTCAAGTATTAATTTACTATTTCTTAGTATCTTTTTTTTCGTTCTCTTTTACTTGCTTCAGACACTAAGTTGTGCTTGGAATCTCTTTTAAATGAGCGGTTCTTTTTTGCATCTTGGACAAAATATCCATCCTTGTTTGAACCTCCCTTGTCAAGAGCTTTTTTGTGGGATACATCTTTACCTTCTCTAATATCTGCTTGACCATTACCATTTTTATCAGGATATTTTTTATCAATTGCACGGCGTGCACGTTGACGCTCCATCCGTTTCTTATGTTCTAACGGGGAGTCTTTATAAATAGGTCTTGGTTTATTAACGAAAGGCATAGCGTTATTATATCATCCTTGGTTAAAGTCACAAGTCTTAACAGGACAATACCTGCATAGTGGCGTATAGTTAGGAGGCCAACTATTTGTTTCATAAGAATTATTTAATCTCTCAAGTGGCCCCTTAAATTTATCCCATGATTTATCTATATCTTTTCTCTCGTATTCTTCTGTAATAAATGAATTGTGCATCACAAACAAAAGACCTGCTTTAATCTTATTGACTTGGGGAAAGTGAGCAAACGTCATTAAAGACATTAAGCGAAGTTGTTTAGGGTCAGGATACTTATTACTACCGGTTTTATAGTCAACAATGAAAGCATAGTCATTATCAACAATAAGCAAGTCAACAATGCCACGTACCCAACGATCAGGATTGTCAAACGCACAGGGCGACTTGTCTTTACCCAAAGCCATCTCATACTCCGCATACTTCTCGCCAGGAATAGCAATAAGCTCATCAACAGCCCCTTTAAATCTTATATAGTTTACTGCTAATTCTTTGCCGTCTTTAACATAATCTTCTAAAGCTTTGTGGACTTCAGTTCCATAAATCATTTTCTCTGAAGGGATAACCTCAAAGTTTTGTGCTACTTTAATTTCATAATATTGTTTGGGGCAGTTTTGATATTGCTTGAGGGATGAGTACGACCATGTAAAATTAGCCATTAGTTTGTTCTCTTAATTTCTTCAAAGTCATAAAACCATTTATCTTTAGCACTCCACTTGGCATGATTTTCTACACTATAAACTTCGGTAGGTATTTTAAAATCAGGCGTCTTTAGTTCCGCGGGTACAAGAGAAACATCATACCATAAGCATCTATTGTTAGGTTGACATGCAAATTGTCCGTTATCTAACTTAATAAAATTATAAGACTTATGTTCTTCAACGCCTTCACTAAAAGTTGTATCAATTATATTAGAATTAGAAGAAGCAAAATCAATCGTGAATAAATAATTACCAAAATGAAACTGCCTATCCTTGCCATAAAATTTAACTTTTAATCCGCGTAAATTTGATTTCTCAATCACCGCCATATCGTAAGATAAACAATCCCATATTTGTAAATAGTCTAAGGGTAAGGGGTTATCAACCGCTTTCCATACATAAGCGGATATGGGTAGCTTGTCATAGAGTGCGCCGTAGTTTGTAAGCATTGATTCAATACGAAACGCTTGTCCTTTAATTGCTTTAGCAGTCATCCATACACAAGGTTCTAATTCTCCTTGGCCTGACTCGTGATTATATAAAAACTCTTTGCGAACAAAACATTTAATAGGTGGAATGTTAGCTACTAAAAAACTCATTAGTCTTCTTTCTTTTGAACTTCACCTGTGGATTTATTTAATTCATACTCAGGTAACTCTTTTTTCTTTCTAAATATTAAATCAAAATTCTTTTCAAACATTTCATTGTTTGGTTTGCTATGTAACCAATCTCCTGTTACATCATTCTGCGCAGTTTTTTTCATAGTTATTCCTCATGTCTTTTACTAAGTCTTCGAAGGTTAATTCGTTTTTATCTTTAGCAAATTCTATGCTCATAAGATAACGCGTCGTTTCAAAATTATACACGGTATGTGATACTTGCGTGTTAAATAAATAATATGTAGCGGGTTTATATTGTAACTCTTCTATTTTAAATACTGGGTCTTCTCTATTGTGAGTAAACGCGCATATACTTCTGGCGTGTGGTGTAAGTAACATGTTGATGCCGACGCCACGTCTTGTGTCTGTATGCCAATCATAGCAAATATAAGGGTCAAGTTTTAAAACTCCTACAAGAAACTCATACCTTGCGTGCAGCCATCTTAAGAAACTGTCTTTAGCCACAATCTCTGGCGGTATAGGTTTAGCATTAAAGTTATAGTAAGGAAACCATGGAGACGAACTAAACGCATAGTCTAATACTTCCTGAGCTATGGTTGATTTAGTACCTATTTCATAATACGGTTTCATAAGTTTTCAATATCCATTTTGCAAATTTAATAAGCTCTTCGGGAGTTGCATTGCCTTTCATTGTATTAGCTTGGTGACTAATAACTTGAATATTTCCTTTTGTATATCCTTTAGTATTGTCTATCCTATCTATAGAAGGAGAATTATTATGTGGTCCTGATCGTACATCTACACATATATGTTTAATAATCGGTATGTCTAATATAGGACAGGTAACAGGAATCTCAACATCTACAGCTTCTATATTAAATTCTAATCCGCGTTTAACTGCTCTTTGTCTAGCGCTATTCATCAATACTCTATGAGGGTACTTTAGTCTCCATGCTTTAACCCTCGCATAAATTTTCTCTTTATTCTTTTCCCTGTATGCTTTTTTACTAGGATGCTCCATACTTACCCAAAGAACCTTTCTATTAGTACATTACTTTTCCGTAAATTCCAACTTGCAGGAACTACTTGTATATTATTAGGCACATGTAATCCTGAAATAGATATACCCCTTAATGGAATAATATGGTCTACATGCCATTTAAATTTAAACATATTACTCCTAATATGAGCTAACTCGTAAGCATTTTCCAAAATCCATAAATCATCTTTAGATAACCATTTAGGTGTTCGATTGCGTTTATCTGCCCTACGTTTGCCCCAATAAGCGCTAACCTTTTCTTTATTTTCTTTAGCCCATTTTCTTCCTTGGGCTAATTTTTTATCTTTATGTTTTCTATATTGTAGTCTGCCGTAAACTCGTATTTCTTCTCTTTTCTCTTGATATCGTTTTTTACTACGTTCTAATATTTTATCTTTGTTTTCTTGTCTATATTTTTTATGTCTTTTTAATTGTGCATCTATAGTTCTTTGATAGTATTCTTTACGTTGAATTGATCTTATTTCTTTTTTAGACTCTAAATATTTTTTTATTTTATCTAAGTTTTTTGCCCTATAAACTTTATTTCTAGCCTGTATTTTTTCTTTGTTTTTAGCCCGATATTTTATATCGTACAACCTTTTCAATTCTTTTTTATTAGCACTCTCCATAACTTGCTCCATGATTAGCTTCACACGCTACGGGTAGCCCTGTTGCCCAGATAGGAGGAGTTGACATAGTGGACGTAATGAAGGAGAGAGCTTCTTCCACTTCTGTCTCTGGAACAACATTGACTACCGCATCGTGAACAGTAAGCACAGGTCGGTATTTCTTATTAATTTCTATCATCTGTTCTCCTACAATAATACGAGCTAACGCTTGTACCACATTCTCGACTACAGATCCACCCCAAATTGATATCATGCCGCGCCTTGACTTATATACAAATTTAGATTTAGCTTCTGATACATCCCACGTGAGGCCAGGATAGTATATGTACAATCCATTGGGTAGTCGTATACCTTTTGGTGTAACAAGTAAAGCATTGTGGGTATCTAAGTAATAAGGCTTTTTATCTTTAGGCCATGCTGACATTGTTTGTAACGCTTCATCACATGCTTTCCATAAGTCCATAACTTTGTTATTAACTTCACGATAAACACCTACAAGACGTTTGCATTCTTGCTCATCCATAATAACACCGGCTGATATCTTGAGTGTCTGTTGTAGTTTAGCCGATCCTGTACCATAACCTAGACCTAAAATGCATGTCTTGCCTACCGCTCTTTCCGTCTTATCATTCTTTGTAATTTGTTTGTTATAAACTTTAGATGCAAATTCTGAATATACATCGCGACCTTCTTCATACCATTTGACAATATCATTTTGCCCGGCTAACCAAACTAGGACTCTAGCCTCGATCTGAGAGGAGTCACAGTTTATAACTTTATGTCCTTCAGGGGCTATGATGGCATTCTTTAAGGCTTTCTTTTTCTTATCTCTTGCTGGTAAGTTTTGGAAATTAACTTTGTCAGAACCAGCCCAACGTCCTGTGTGTGAGCCATAGTATTTCAACGGGATAGGTAGTTTGCCTTTGTTACGCGCCCCAATACCTAGGAATCTTTCGATGCGAGACTCTTCTATAGTTGATTTAGTACCCAACCGAACGCGACAAAGTTCTTGAATATATAAATCCTCGTGTTCGCATAAGTCTAAGAAACCTTGGTCACCTTTAGCTAGGGCAAATGTATCCTTACCTGTCGCCGGACTTACCTTGAGTGGCACTGTGATACCTAGTTCTTGAAGTATCTCAGCAAACTGTTTATTACTCGCTAACTTTCCTCGAACACATTCTTCTGTATCACATTCTAATCTTGTCATCAAGCCTTTTAATAACTCTGACTTTTCTGTCTGTACTTCTTCTAACCTAGCTTGTAATAAGGCGTCGTCGACTTCTAGGACTGGCTCGGTATACATGCGTAGTGTTAAATCGATTAACTTAATTTCGTTCTCTGGAAACTCAGGGGCTAAAACTTGGAATAGTTTGTATGTAAGTTCTACGTCGTTCTTACAATACTCACCGTATTGTGCTAAATCTACTTGGTTGAAATCTTCTAATCGTTTACCTTTAGCATCGATAACTTCCGTACCTTTACGACCTAGATTGTATTTCTCCACAAGAAAAGCAAGGCTGCCACCCACGTCCACGCCATGCACAGCCCGTGCCATAGACAACGTATCCAAATAGATACTAGGAATGATATTAAAAATGAATGAAAGAATACCACCGTCGAACTGTGTGTTGTGGCATAAGAGGACAGACTCTTTCCAATTGATTTGATCAAGTTCTTGTTTGATTGCATTGTGAGTTCCTGTTATCCAACGTGATTCGCCATCATCAATCTTAATTCCTACGCCGATGACTTGGAATCTTGGGTCTCTAATATATTCTTCCGTAGTTAAACCCGAAAGAGAAAAACCTACATCGTAGTAGGTCTCGAAGTCTAGTGTAACTAGTTGCATATTTTCCTTTTAAATTGGTGCTACCCTATGCAAACGGTAGATAGCGGTACCGTATTGACACGGTCATAATTACTAAGGAGGCACTATGACCCTCACTTGCATTGTGAGAATTTGGTGGGCTACTCGCGGTTATATAATAGCAAAAATACCATCACGAATTTTCATATATAAATAAAGTGCTTTCGCCCGTTGACTTTAAAGTATGGATAGTCCTATTAATACAAGTGTTATGACTACAAACATAATTCTTCCATTGCGTGTTTCATATTTATCTGTGAGATCTGGTTTATATACGCCACCCCATGCTTCACGTGCGGAACGTGGTGTAGGTGTGCCTACTGTATCAGGCCTAAAAAAGTGATATCCTTTTCTTGCATTCTTACGAAAAATTTTAAACTGTTCTTTGTCAAATAAATCATAGTCTGTTGACACCATAACTTTTCTCCTATTTTGTTTAATTTTACTTCTTATATCTTTGGTATTCATCTCTACACTCTATTGAGCACCAACGCTTCTGATCTTTAACTTTATCACCACACCATATACATTGTCCAGTACTATTTACAATCTTATGGGCTTCGGCTGACGCATTGTGAATGGCCACGTCTGTTGCATATTGCATTAAATCATTGGCTACGTCGGCATCATCTCCCATCACACTGAATACTTCATGCCTTTCCTTGATGAATTTGTTTCTGAGGTGTTTTTAAAATATCCATTCCAATTTGTATTTGCTCCTTTGGGTAATGCTTTAGGTAATTTAATTAAACCTTGTTTGGCTAGTTCCCTTACTCTTGTAGCACTTCCTGTTGCATGTAATACAATATGATTACGCGTTGCGTTTGGATACTTTTCCATATATTGATTTACTGCTTCGATCAGTTGTTCATCTGTTTTTTTGTTAATCATTAAAACAAACACTCCCCTACTAATTTAAATAAGTCTTCCTTAACTTCAATCGGTTTATCTAGTTTGACTACGTTCTTGCCTTGATCTTTGTGCCACTTAGCTTCTTTGGCTGACCATCTGTATTGACGTATAACTTCGCCATCACTATCTATTACTGCGTAACTAAACGGAATCATTCTACGTTCTTCCACCAATAGTTTTGTCCTCTGCGTTTATGAAAGTTGTCATAAAATCTTTTGTTCTTATCTGATACTCGTATTTTAATGACGCGCTTCCTTAAACTAAATAAACCTTTGACTTGATATACAATCACTTTACTTCTCGTCTTGCAATCTCTTTAGCAATCTTGGCACGCTTCTTGCCCGGCTCTTGAACCTTATCAAGCATCTCATATAATACTTTTAATGCTAATGCTTTTAATCTATCTTTGCCCGTCTTTGTTTTAAGCGGGTTAGCGTGTCGTTTACTTTTGTGTATCTGTTGTGTTGCCATCAAAAACTCCTTTGTTCAAAACATTCTAAGTGCGACTTCACAAACATATTAGTTCTAACCTCTTCATAGAGTTCACCTTGTATGCATTTAAGACCCGTCTTATATTTAGTCTGTGTATTATTATACTTCATAATTCCCCAAGTGATACAACATCCTACAATAAGTCCTACTATGATATACCCTGTGCCTTCATATTTATTAGAGTCCATTGTATGCCTCCATCATTTTTTGTGTGGATTCCTTATAACTCTTAATGCCTGTTATTTTCTCTGCTTTCGATTCATCTTTGTAGAGAGGGGTGATCGTAATGTAATGTTTCTTATTAGGCAAGTCTCGTATCCACGATAGTTCTTTGGGGCGAAATTGTGTTATCGATGACCATACTAAATCACCATTGATATTGAATTCTTCTGTTGACCATGCGTATGGTTGTTTAAGGGTTTCTTGCATATTTACTTCCGCCTTGTTTATAAAATATTAGGTTTGACCATTTTACTACAGGTTGTAATCCTGTCCATGACTTTGGTTTTGTAATGGTTGTGTCATGAAAATGGGTTGCTCCGTAACTATAATCTACTTCTAATCTATGTAATACTTTGTATGCTATATCTTTATATTCCTGTCGGATCACCGACGGCGGTTTAACTACTCCATACCAACTAAATTGATAGGGGCGTTTCATTTGATAACATACATTCTTGTGTTCAAACTCAGCTCTTCGCATTAACACATACCCTACTGCAATTTGAGCTTGTTTTGGTTCTTGAGCCGACTCCATGTAAATGGTCGTGGCGAGGCATAACAATGCTTGATCTAGCATATATACTCCTTATTCTTTAGGAACAGGTATCAGTTCTTTGGATTAGATACTTCATCGATTAGGCGATCGAGATACCACCTTGCCTTATGCAAGTCCTCGACTCCGTTTTTAAATTTCCATCGCCAAACGTATTTGATAATGTTAGCAGTGCATACCGCTTCAATACCTAATAGTCCTTTAACGGCCTCTTTGATAGCGTCAATGCATTCGATTGCGCCTTGTGTGTAATGTGACGGGTGATTCACATTGTCTTTTACTGCTTTACTTCCTGTGTAGCTTGATAGAATTTTCTTCATTCTGGTCATTCTAACTCCTTTAGCATGGCTAATAGTTCCTCTATATTACCTTCATTTACCACGATTGCCAAGCCTTTCTGAGCAATGATCTGTTTCATGTTGTGTTTTTGCAACAACGTGGGTTCATTGTTTCCGGCCTTACATTCGATACCAATGAAGCATCCTTTGTAACACGCGATGATATCTGGCACTCCACTCCTACCATAACCCGCACTCATAGGTGAGAAATGGTATGCACCAAGATCATCTAATATCTTCTTGACTTGCTTCTTTACTTTACCTTCGGGTGTCATTCTCTTTCCTTAAGTTTTATTGTATAAAGGTTCAAACTCTCTAATGTATTTATGTTCTACTTGTAATAGTTTTTGTTCCGGTACAGGTAATAAGAATACTCTGTTAAACTTCTTATCTTTGTAGTGATGTGGTATGCGCG